TTAACTCCTCTTTTTGGTGACGATAAAAACAAAAATGCCACAGTACTTTTGTGGCATACCCCACCGGGAAACGTTGAAATTTCAATGCCACAGCTTGAAATTCTATTATATAAAAGAGAACAAGATATTTTTCTTTAATCTTCTTCCTCTTTTTCGTAAGACAGTCTGTTCATAGCAAGACTGAAAATGTTGTAGGTTACAGACTGGACTCCTTAGCGTGCAAAAATTTTGTGGCATTTTTACGAAAACCCACTTTTCAACCATTTTTGGTGGCTAAAATACCCACTTTTCATATTATGCCACCTTAAATTTACCATTAGTTTCCATTTGAAAGGAGGAATTAAATATATGAATCAAATCACCGTAGTAGATGCTCGCATGGGACGCGGCAAGTCCTCTGCGGCCATACGGTACATGAATGAGCATAAGAGCGAGAAACGGTTTCTCTACATTACCCCCTTTCTCACCGAGGTGGATCGCATCTGCGAATACTGCGACTTCGACCAGCCGGATGACGAAAGTTACAGCAAGTCATCCAAACTAAAGTTCTACCTGCGGTACGGACAAAACATCGCTGCGTCACATTCACTGTTTAATCTGATTGACGAAGAAGCGGTCGAACTTATCCGCAAGAAGAACTACACATTAATACTGGATGAGTCTATTAGCGCCATCCGAAAGATCCAGGCTTGTAAGAGAGAGGTGGAAGTCGTACAGAATGAGTTTGCCACACTTGACGAAGAAGGACGCGTAACCTGGGACGACCCAGAGTTCTTTGGTGCTCTGGCGACCTATCGTGATATTGCCATGACTGGTAGCCTTTATATAAGAGATAGCGCTCTGCTGCAAGTACTCAATCCGGCGATCATAAGATCGTTTGAGGATGTGTTTATGCTAACTTACCTCTTTGACGGTCAGTACCAAAAGGGGTACCTTGAGTACTTCGGATTCGACTACCGTATCGTTGGAATTGAAACGGACGAAAAGGGATATAAGTTCTCGGACAAACCAGATTGCCCGCCACCGATCGACTACAGCAAGCTGATCAATATTCTCGATAGCAAGAACATGAATTCAATTGGTGACAGTCGAACAGCTCTTTCAAAGGCATGGTACTTAAGACGCGGTAAGAATCATTCGGATATTAAAAAGTTGCGAAGCAATCTCGATAACTACTTCCACCGTCTTACTGAATCTACTTCCAACTCCAGAATGTGGACGTGCTTCATCGACCACCGTGACAAGCTTCTTTATGAAAGCGGAAGATACCGGCAAAACTTTTTACAAATCGCCAGTCGCGCAACTAATGAATTTCGGGACAAAAGAGATCTTGCCTATATGGCTAATCGGTTCGCAGACCCAAACCTCACCAAGTTCTTTGGAGCCAGAGGAATTAAGATAGATCCGGATAAGTTCGCCCTGGGCGAAATGCTCCAGTGGATCTGGCGAAGTGCCATTCGAGACGAGAAACCAATTAACATCTACATACCCAGTAAGCGCATGAGAACCCTGCTGCTGAACTGGATCGAAGAAATGAAACAAGGAGGAACAAACGAGTAATGAGAAAATCAATTAAGCCAAGAGGCCGTAAATGCTACGACTGCCCCGAAGAATACCTATGCCGGGTCGCAGAAGAGTGTAAATATCTCAGTCCGCTGAGCGAAGAATTCGACGAGGACGATTACATAGAAACACAAAGACGTGAATTTTACAGAGAATGGTTCCAATACCAAGAAGGAATCTACCAGTAAAAACGCGTCTTTTTTATTTTTTGTGCAACAAGAAAGCGAGGTGGTTGCACTGGCTAAACAACTAGCGTGCCAAAAGTATATATTCAAACTCCACAGCAGCCGGCTACGCAAAGCCAAGTGGAGACTTACCCTCCCTATCGCGGAGGCCAGAAAGAACGACGAGGTTATATCTCTCGCCGACAGCCAGGTTTTAAGATGGTTAGACGAGCTGAACGGAATTACCGACGCGGATGAAGCCGCCAGGGAAATCAAGTCCGAAATCAAAAGACTGCGTAAGGAACCCAATAGCCCAAAGAACCGCAAGCAGGTCAAGGCGCTGTATACCAAGCTGGATGAACTGCAGTTCAAGCCGGATTATATGTGCGTAATCATGGACAAGGATAAGGACTACGCGAGAGCGTGTCTGGGTTTCTTCGTAAACGGCATCAAGTACAAGAGGCTGCTCGGCACTAACGGCGGTGTAAAGACCAGAACGATAGTGTTTGTGAGCGAGCGACATATAGATGAAATCAGACGGCGGATAGATAACGGAAGAGACCTTTCCAAAGAACTGGTACCAGCCAAGCTCGAAGCGTATAAGGCACTTACCTGCAGCGCGTCCATACCGGTATCAGATCCCAACGGGATTCTGGTGGTGAACGACTGTGAGACCTCATTTAAATCAGACGTTATTTATCTGAACGACGAAGGCACATACGAACCAATCATGAAGGAGATGAAGGACTACGATATCGAATTGGATGAATCAGACGGATATGGACTTATCGCCCCTGCCCTAGCCGAACGTTGGAGCCGTGAACTTAATCTGGACTACATGATCGCCGGAGCGAACACCAGAAATTCATGGGAAAAAGGAATGGTGTTCACCTTTGACTTCCACCGCTTTGCCGAAGAGGTTGCCGGAGAGTATATTGTGCGAGACGCCTGGGGCAACGAGGTAGACATTAGAAATGTTGAAATGATTCTAACCACTTCCATGTTGAAGTTATGGGATAGTTACGAGAGCTGCGACGATTACCTGAGAAACTGCCACGAGAACGGTTATTCGTTCGGCGTCGCCAAGACCTGCCCGAAGGAACTTGAAAAAGAACGTGCTCTAAACTACCAGTTCATTCAGAGTTACGACCTTACCGATGACGATATCGAAGAGCTTATTGCTCCCACCATGGACGAAATCAAGGATGTGCTCTACGCGGACATCAACAAGACCGCCCTATTCCTTCGCGGGTTCGGGATGACCGAGGATAATATAGACCGTCTGCAGAACGACTTCATCAAGGCGATCATGATAGAGCCGGAGATGATGAACGACTCTTTCGTACAGGAAAAGATATTCCATATGATCCGCAATCGAATAGACGAAGCTAAGGTGGGGGTACTTAAAGTCCACGGCAACTATTCGATCATATCCGGAGACCCCTACTCTCTTTGCCAGAGCATTTTCGGGCTAGAGGTTACCGGACTTTTGAAGGCGGGAGAAATCTACAACGAATACTGGTGCTCGGGTAACGCGGAGAAGCTCGCGTGCTACCGTGCTCCAATGACCTGCCACAATAATATTAGGCTTGTTCGTCCGCACAGAAGCGACGAGGCAAGCAAGTGGTATCAGTACATGAATACGTGTACGATTATGAATTCGTGGGATACTGCCGCCCACGCGCTGAATGGAGCCGATAAACATTTGTCGCCTACGCCAGTGATGGCGTAGTGAAAACTGGGTGAACTTGCACATGCAGGGTGTGGCCGCGAGGCCGCTAACGGTAAAAATCTGTAAACAACAATCTATTCAACTATTATAGAAAGGAGGTGTTGGTATGGTCTGGAAAGATATACCCGGATACGAGGGGTGGTATCAGATAAGCGACACTGGAGTAGTATCTGGCGTTGATCGACTCGTAACAAGATCGGACGGACAGAGTGCCGTAAGAAAAGGTCGTATTATTAAGCAAGTAATCAATGACGACGGATATGCAAAAGTTCGCCTTTCAAAAAATGGCCATCGCAAGGAATTTTTTGTTCATAGGCTCGTTGCGCTTACTTACCTCGACGGATATTTTTGCGGCGCAGAAGTCAATCACATAGATTTCAATAGACTAAACAATACGCCGAGTAATCTAGAGTGGACAACGCGCATTGAAAATATCCACCATACAATGTCACATCAAAGACATGTAACACAAACAAGGCCGATGGCTGGCAAGAATAATCCAAATTACGGCAATAGCGTTCTACATAAAAAGTACGCAGAGAACCGCGAACTGTCCATTCAGAAGCAATCAAGGCCAGGAATCAAGAACGGACGATCTACTCCAGTTACAATGATAACTAGCGACGGTACCGAAATAAGTTTCGGGTACATAAAAGAGTGTGCAGAGCACCTTATTTCTTCTGGGGCAACTATGTCTAGGCACCCATATAATGTATCTGCTCATATTTCAAGAGCCGCTAAAAACAACACAATGTATCTTGGATACAGATTTCGTTTTGAATAGACATAATACAGACAATACCGTGCCAAGACCGCTGGGAAACTAGTGGTAAGGTGTAACGACTACCGGATACAGGCTAAACCGAATGGCACGCCGATGAACCGGGTACTGTCCTGGTGAGATTCCAGGGCGGGAAGCGCCCAGGACGTCACATAGTGACGTTATGAGATAGTCTACTCCACATGGTGACATGTGGTATTAAGGAAAGACGGGGATCTAGTTATGCTCACCGACAATGATGTTTTGGTGAGAAATCTAAAAGAACTACCCGCAATCATGTGCGTTCAGCGCAAAGCAAAGAAAGTAATCGTAACCGAAGACCATTTGATCTCCTCGAATATGGCAAGTTTCGGTGACGATATCGGCAAGACAACAAATTGGATCACTTCCATGTTCGACGTGCAAGCACAGTACGAAAAAGGAAGCCCTGAGTATAACGAGCTGGATTACAGAATTAAATGCGGTCAGCTTTTTCAGCAGAACGCGATCGACAAGGCAAAAGGCATTATAGCACAGCCCATGCCAAAGGAATGGCACGACCGTCATGCAGCAAACAGAATCGAAGATCCAGAGAAACGACATTTCTATCAAAAGATTGTTGCGGATAAGAAGCCGTACTTTATGCGAATCATATACCCTGCTCTCATGAAGCAGTACAACACATACATAAAGAACACGAACAAGAACGCAATCAGAGAATTCCAGATGAACGTGGAAGAGCTGATGGCGATTCCGCCAGAGAATTTAACCGAAAGACAGCGCGAGTTTATACGGTATTACAACAGCAGTATGCCGGTAAGCACAAACAATTGTGTTATGAACCGCATATGCCGACGGTTTGAAAGAGAGTTCGATAGATATCTTGGACGCAGAAATGCATCTGTTGAGTTCGATTACACAATCATGAAGAACGACGCCGAATATAGCAAGAGTCAGTACAGCGCCATAATGCGTTTGTACGAGGGGTATAGTAAGAGACTTAGAAGCTATGCGGTGTTCGCCAATTACGAACGCTTGGAAGCCGACGAATCCTATCAGAAGTTAGTGGATATGCGAAACGAGTTCATACAGGAGTGTAACAAAATTTGCACCAATAGATATGCTCTTTGTAACATAATTCTTGATCTCTGCTACGGACGCAACGGCACAAAGCGTTTTGCCTGGGAGATTTGTGGAGATGAAATCATCGAAGCGCTGCTTGATAGAAATAACAACGAGATAACCTTCCCCACCATGGATCCAGACGGAGACATTTACTTTGGTGGCGAAAGATTTAGTCTAAAGACGGTAAAAATGGGAGAGATTTAATGAGTATAGTTCTTAACGAATATGAATGGGCGGAAGCCATGATAGACAATCGCGACCTTGGTCGCAAACCAACAGAGACACTTAATCGTGTTGCTAAATACTACTACGAGAATCAGTACAGCAAGAAAGAAGTTAGAAGCCTTTTGGATTCCTTCCTACTTCAATGCGATCCGAATGCATCACTAGTGCATTGGTCCGATACGCTAGACCGTATTGCAAAGAATTCAATAAAGTACCCGTGCATTCAGTTGGACGGAGTGAACATTACCAAGAGTGAACTGGAAAAGATAAGCATGTTGGATGGCATTCAGCTCCGCAGGCTTGCGTTTACGCTGCTGTGTGTGGCGAAGTATTGGGACGCTGCGTCCGAGAAAAACAACCACTGGGTAAACACTCCGGATAACGAAATCATGCAGATGGCAAACATCAACACGTCAATCAAGCGTCAGGGGCTCATGTTTAACGAGCTGAGAGAACTGGGTTTCATAAAGTTCTCCAAGAAGATTGACAACCTTAATGTGCAGGTGCTCTTCATGGGCGACGATGAAACCGAATTACATATAAGCGACTTCCGAAACCTGGGTCACCAGTACCACAAGTATTACGGACTTGGTGAGTATTTTGAGTGTGAGAACTGCGGTATAACATTGAAGAGACGTGATCAATCAAAGGGTAGACACCAGAAGTACTGCCCGGCTTGCGCCGTCGAAGTCGGAACAAAGCAGAGAATCAACTCGGTTATGCGACATCGTGAACTTTTAAAAAACTAAACTGTTGAAAAAAATAAACCCCCTCAAACCCAGTAATTGCAACGGTTTGAGGGGTGTTTGATGTGGTGTAGTAATGAATGAAGTATAATACGCTCGATCATTTTTCAGCCATAGGCGTCGGTATTTTCGAGCAGGAATAAAAGGAGATTATTATGTCACTACAAAAACTGCAAGGCGAAACCGACCTGGCTTATCACAAGAGACTGGTTTACGGCAAGCTTTTAGATAAAACACTTCAGGACGTAGATTACTCAGAGATTGCTGAGATTATCTACGGACAACCCTACAGCTCTGATGCGGCAAGAAAAATGATGTACGGTAGCTGTAAAACAATGCAGGCACTCGACAAAGAGTTTCAGAAAGGCATTCCCGAAGGAGATATGCGTTCTGAAATCGAAAACCAAATCATCGGACTGCGGAAAGAAAAGCAGAAATTCTTCGACCAGCGCAGAGAGTTTAATAAACTAGTTGCGAGTGAGGGACGATTTGAGCATATCGCTGACAGACTATACGAGGCAGCCACAAACCTGAACGAGACAATTGGCTTGGCAATAGATTCAGATTGTGTACACTCGTGGGATGATGACAAAGAGGCCGTGCTCGTACTGTGCGACTGGCATTATGGCATGGTCGTAGACAACGCCTGGAACTCATTCGACACAGATATATGCAAGCGCAGAGTAAACCAGATTGTGGCAGATGCGTCAGCTCGTATCAAGCTGCATGAATGCTCGACGCTGCATATTGTCGTTCTCGGAGATTTATTCCACGGATCAATTCACACCAGTGCAAGAGTAGCATCAGAGGAACTGGTTGCCGACCAAATCATGCAAGTGTCCGAGCTGCTCGCACAGGCAATAGCGGAACTTAGCAGAAGCGTCGGAAGCGTACAAGTACATATGACATACGGTAACCACGGAAGAACGGTCCAGAACAAGAAGGATAGTATTCATAGAGACAATATCGAAAGACTTATTCCCTGGTGGCTTAAGTGGAGACTGGCGGGTATTCCTTCAATAGTTGTAATGGATGAAAGTGATAATGAGTTCCTGCAGATGGATATTTGCGGAAGCGGGATTTGCGCAAGTCACGGAGATAATGACAACGTAAGGGTATCTGCAAGAGTCCTCCCTACACTATTCCAGCGTAAATTCGGCAAGAAGATAGACTACATTCTTCTGGCGGACAAACACCACAGAGAAGTTTACGAAGAGTTCGGAATCACCAGCATGATCTGTGGGTCTCTTTGCGGCTCGGATGATTATGCTAACGACAAAAGACTGTTTTCCGATCCTGAGCAGCTACTGCTAATCATGGATTACGGACGCGGCGTAGATGCCGAATATCATTTAAAATGCGAATAAAGCCTATGGGCTCTCTTGATGAGGGCCCTTTTTTAATTTGAGGATATAGTCAAGTGGCTAAGACACCGCTCTTTCACGGCGGCGGCGCGGGTTCGATCCCCGCTATCCTCACCATAAACGAAAGGAAGATTTTTTGTGCCAAGAAAAACTAAGATGAACACACTGACATCTCCGGAGCTTATTGCACAAATCAACCCGGAGAATGTACGGCTGAAAAACGACTTTCTTGACTACTTAAAATCACTTCAGCGTAGCCAAGGAACAATTGTCGGCTACTCTAATGACCTTGATATTTTCTTTGTTTTCTGCCTCTAAAAGTTAGGCAACAAGGATTTTGCGAAGGTAACCAAAAGAGATCTCGTTTCTTTCCAAACATGGCTCGTGAACGAAAACGAAAACTCACCGGCCAGAATCAGACGCATTAAGTCTGCAATATCAAGCCTCTCTAACTACATCGAAAATATTCTGGATTCCGAACCAGAGTTCGAGGGGTTCAGATCTATCGTAAGAAAGATAGAGAATCCTGCGCTACGCGCTGTAAGAGAAAAGACCGTTTGGGAGGAAGACGAGCTAAACGAACTTCTGAACAAACTTGCCGAACGTGGTGAGCATGAGAAGGCGTGCTACGTAGCACTTGCTATGTATAGCGGCAGAAGAAAATCTGAACTATCCAGATTCAGAGTGTCTGACTTTGGTGAAGATAAGCTTGTGTGCGACGGAGCTTTGTATAAGAGCGATCCCATTCAGACAAAGGGGCGCGGTGGCGGTAAGTTCGTGCCGTGCTATACGCTTGCCAAAAGATTTAAGCCTTATTTTGATAGATGGATGGAACAACGAAAAGAACTAGGTATTGAAAGCGAGTGGTTGTTCTTTAAGAAGGACTCCCCTTCTGAGCAAGTTCCTATCTCCACCTTCAATAGTTGGGCAGAGACCTTTAGCCGAATGACAGGCAGAGACTTTTACGCACACAGTCTCAGACATTTTTATACATCAAACCTTGTTCGCGCAGGAATCCCAGATAGCGTAATCGCACAGATAGTAGCCTGGGATAGCGTTGATATGGTCAAGGTGTATACAGATATCGACGCTGACGAGCAAATCAGCATGTATTTTAAGGACGGAGACATTAGTACTCCGGAAAAGAAAGGTCTATCAGACCTATAGGATTAAAAGGACGGTATAAAAGGATGAAAGTTACAAAAGACATTTTAGTTGATCAGATGCGCGAACGCTTTGGGTACACCAAGAAAAGTGCCATTGAACTGATTGATGACTTCACAACCATTATTCTGGAGAATCTGCGCAAAGGAAACGCCGTACATCTCTCCGGCTTCGGTAGTTTTGAAATCGTCGAAAGGGCTGCAAGAAGCTGCCCCCACCCCATTACCGGTGAGCCTATTCAGATTCCACCCCACTATGTCCCCCGCTTCTACCCCTTCACTCAGATGAAGAGAGAAGTAAAGATGTTTGAAGGCGATCTGAATAAATACGACGCAGAAGTTGCAGGAATCATCGATGACGAAGAAGATGCGGTGATCTAGTATGGGTACCACGCGCAAGAAAACACTATCGAAGGTCAGAGAGGTACCCGTCGACGTAGTTACTGATAGACCAAAGTCCACCACTCGGTTTTACTGCTGCAGGTGTGGAGCCGGTTTCAGTCGCCAAAAGGGTTACTTTCCTGTGAGCCATAGCCCAATGTATCGAGGCTCTGGTTATATACCCTTTTGTGCAAACTGCGTGGACGAACTATTTGAAAACTACACCCGCATCCTCGGATCGCAAAGAGATGCGATGAAGCGCGTGTGTATGAAGTTAGACCTATACTGGTCTGATACGTTATTTGAATCGGCAATGCGTTCAGCCGGTGTGAACTCAAAGGTTCGCAACTATATTTCTAAGCTTAACATAAATAAGTTTATCGACAAGACATATGACGACACCCTAAAAGAGGAAGCTGTTGCTGCCGCAGAGGCCGCTGCTTCCCTCGGAGCCGATGCCATCAACTCCGCTCAATTTATTGGACTGAGTGATGAGGCTGCAGAAATCGCCAGAAAGTCTGCCGAAATAGATCCAAAAACAGTAGATTTCTGGGGATCCGGTTTCGCCCCAGATGTCTATGTAGACCTTGAACGCAGATACGAAGAGTGGACAAAGGAATCTGACGGTCTCGACCTGGCTCAGAAAACACTCTATAAGAATATCTGCCTTTTGGAAGTGACGATTGCTAGAGACGCCGCAGCTGGAAAGGCTGTTGATAAAAACATCTCTATGCTAAATAACCTGCTTGGCAGTTTGAATCTAAAGCCAAATCAGAAACGTTCGGATGCTGATGGTGTGTATGACAACACTCCATTTGGTGAATGGGTACGAAGATGGGAAAATCTTCGTCCTATCCCAGAACCCGATCCAGAACTGAAGGATGTGGACGGAATCATTCATTACATATCCGTTTGGTTTTTAGGACATCTTTGTAAGATGCTTAAGATAAACAACACATATAGTGCTGCCTACGAAAGAGAAATCGAGCGTCTTAGAGTCGAGCGTCCCGAATACGCAGACGAAGACGACGAATCATTCTTCGATAATATCTTTGGCGGGGTTAGCGACAACTAATGCCAACACAAGACCCGCAGACTAGATACGACAGGATAATGGAGGGTGTTGCGGCGTGGTGCGCCTATTACAGAGCGAACCCAACGCGATTTGCCGCCGACTATCTTCATCTAGACCTACGTCTCTTCCAAAAAATATTGATATGCTTGATGAATCTATGCACGAATACAGTGTTTATCGGTTCTCGAGGAATAGGTAAAACATTCCTAAGCGCTATTTTCTGCGTAATAAGATGCATTCTGTATCCGGGTACGAAAATATGTATTGCGTCCGGCACCAGAGGTCAGGGCGCAATCGTGCTTGAAAAAATCATGCTCGAACTGAAACCGCGATCGATCGAGTTGGCAAACGAGATCGACGAAAAGCAGACTAAAATTAACGGCACTGACGCAAAGATTGTTTTTAAGAACTCATCATATATAAAGGTTGTTACCGCAAGCGACACCGCTCGAGGCAACCGATGCAACATACTGCTGCTTGATGAGTTCAGAATGATTGCGAAGGACGTCGTTGATACGATTCTAAAGAAATTCCTAACCCAGCAGCGCGAACCAAAGTATTACGAATTAACAAAGGAAGAACGCAAGGCCGAATGGGGTAAGGAACAGAATAAAACGATTTCACTTACGTCCGCTTACTTCACCGACAACTGGAGCTATACGAAGTGTCTTGATACATGCAAGGCCATGCTTAGCGATAAGCATAGGCAATTTGTTTGTGGCCTCCCATACCAGCTGTCTATACACGAAGGCCTGTTGTCGCCAAACACCGTTGCTGACGAAATGGCAGAATCGGACTTTAACGAAATCAAATTCGGCATGGAGTACGAAGCACTGTTCTACGGAGATTCAGCTGATTCGTTCTATGATTTCAACTCTATCTCCAAAAACAGAAAGATAAAGTACCCCATGCTGCCAGACAACTTGTCCGGCATGCTCAATAATAATTCGAATATCCGAATCCAAAACAAGGCTCCAGGAGAAATAAGAATTATATCCGCCGACATCGCGCTTATGGCAAGTAAAAAGTATAAGAACGACGCAACGGCGATATTCATCAACCAGATGATTCCATCAAGATCAGGTCGCTATACCAGTAATATAGTCTACTGCCACACAAGCGAAGGTCTCCATACGGAAGACCAGGCTCTCGAAATACGTAGACTGTACGAAGAGTATTACTGCGACTACATCGTCCTTGACTGTACCGGTATTGGCCTGGGTGTATATGATGCCCTGGTCAGAGATATGGTAGACCCTGATAGCGGCGAGGTTTATCCTGCAATTTCTTGTTGCAATAACGAAGAGATGGCGGATAGATGCTCTGTTCAGGGTGCCGAAAAGGTAATCTGGGCAATCAAGGGTTCTCCTGCAATGAACTCTGAGTGTGCACTTGCGCTACGCGAAGGGTTTAGAAGCGGAAAGCTGAGATTACTGGTGACTGAGTATGACGGTGAACAAATCCTGTCTGAAATAAAGGGATTTAACTCACTCGATCCACAATCACGGCTGCGCATGCAGCTACCATATATACACACTACCCTGCTTGTCGACGAACTTGTGAAGTTACAGCATGAAAAGTCCGGCGGTAGAGTGCGTGTTTTTGAAAAGTCTGGAGCGCGAAAAGACCGCTTCTCCAGCTTGAGCTACAACTACTATGTAGCGACTCTGCTAGAAAACAAACTGGGCAGAGCAAGAAATTTCGGCTCGAAAGATGAAGACGAATTCATGTTCCGGGCACCAAAAATAAAATAGAAAGGTGGTGATATCAGATGGGCAAAAAGAAATCAAGATCTGTAGCACCAAAGTCTCCTCCTAGTTCCTCCTTTAATTCACAAAGCTCACGCTCTTCCGAAGAAAGACCGGTCACAGTCAGATCTCCAAAGATCGACGAAGCAGGTATGATTGGTATCTCGGAAAGATTTGCTGCCATAAACAGACTGATCCTGAGAGATATCGACCAGAAAAAGACTTCTGGCGCACTATCTCGTTACACCAAGGATAACATTTCAAATTACTTACAGAACCCCGCTGCTAACGAAAGAAGTTTGCGGGATGCTGTGGTTTATATGTATGGTGCAAGCTCTCATTTCAGAAGACTCATCCAGTATTTTGCTGGTCTATCTGACCTAGCGTACGTGGTATCGCCGTATAAAACAGATCCGAAATCAGCGAATCTGAAATCTGTTAATCGCAACTACCGTAAGGTCCTAAATGCCATGTCGTCCATGAACGTCGTGACACAGTTTAGAAAGGTCCTTACGGTGGTTCTGCGAGAAGATGTGTTTTATGGCACGTTTTGGGTGAACAACGACAATATTACAGTGCAGCAATTACCGTCACAGTATTGCAAGATAGACACTATAGAAAACAATGTCGCCAATGTCACATTTGACTTCTCT